GCAGGTCTAAAACCTCTAGATGAAGAATATATCTTTATGGGAATGGCAGCGTTTGGAAATCCTGTTTATATGAATCGTGTTGAGCGTTTATTGTATAGAAACAATCATAAGGGTATTCGTAAAGAAGATATCCCATACGGTGTATATGATGTTGCTAAAAGTGCAGAAGTGATATTGCAACAGGAATTGGAGATAATATTTGACAAAGCAAAGAAATACAGTAATAATATATGTTATGGAGGTGGAGTAGCACTAAATTGTGTTGTAAACACCAAACTTAGGGAAAGGTGCAATCTTTGGATTATGCCTAATCCTGGTGACGCTGGAGGTGCTTTAGGAGCAGCATTATTATCTTATGGTGGAAAAACACAGTTTACCCCATATTTGGGTTATAACATCAGTAGGAAGATCGATCCGAAGAAGGTGGTTGATTGCTTACTCAAAAATAAAATCGCTGGTGTTGCAAATGGTCGTGCAGAGTTTGGTCCTAGGGCTCTTGGTAACAGAAGTCTACTTGCGGATCCAAGAGAAATTCAAACCAAAGACCTCGTTAACGATATCAAGCAAAGACAGAAATTCCGACCATTTGCTCCTGCTATTCTTGAGGAGCATTGCCACGATTACTTTGATATGCCTGACCACTCTAGGTATATGTCTTATACTTATCAATGCAAGCGTCAGGACGATATACCTGCTTGTCTACACGTTGATAACTCTGCTAGGGTACAAACAGTCCCAGAAACATCGGAAAGCATCCTGAGACCCATACTAGAGGCATGGTATGAACGTACAGGTTGTCCTGTCCTACTAAACACATCTTTGAATGTTCGTGGAAAACCGATGGTAAATAACATCGAAGATGCTAGATTATTTGAAAACAAGTACAATGTCACTGTTATGTAATGGGTGTTCTTTCACTTGGGGTGATGAACTAGAGGAAGGAGAACAAACTTATGCTGAAATACTAGGAGCAGAAAATATTGCTAAATCTGCTGCTAGTAATGATAGTATTGCCAGAAGAACATTGATGCATCTACAGGATCATGATGTTGACCAATTGATAGTGCAATGGACATTTAAGAATAGAAGAGAGTATATTTACAAATCAGGTAAAGTAGAAGGTATCATACCTCAAGTATACAAGGATGGTATGGCAGTAACTAAACCACTAGCAGTAACATTTTATACAAAGTTTCAAAATGCTAGATTAGATGATGAGAACATGTGGAAGAATATATTACTTGTTGATTCATATTGTAGGATGAAAGATATAAAAGTAATACATTGGAGTGTAGAACCAAGAGGATGGAAAGAAGGTGATTCATTTTACTATGATATGACTGATTTTAAATTACATCGTATCAAGAAAATAATAGGAAAAGGAAAACGTGGTTTTTGGGGTAAAAATGAAAATTGGAGACCTAGAGGACACTTATCTCAAATTGGGCATAAGAGGGTTGCAGACTACCTATATAATCTGTTATAATGTATATGACTGACATTTGGTTATGGCAAAAGGATTTAAGGTGGTATCAACATCACCAACTGCAGAAAAAGATGATTTCTCATTAGAAAAAGGAAGAGAGATGATCAAAGGCAAAAGCGTTGTCTTTTGTCTACCAGGTAGAGGAGTTTCATACACATACCTAAAGAATTTCGTATCACTCTGTTTTGAGTTGGTACAGCAGGGAGCAAGTATACAAATATCTCAAGATTACAGTTCAATGGTGAACTTTGCCAGATGTAAGTGTCTTGGTGCAAATGTTTTACGTGGACCAGATCAATTACCTTGGGACGGTAAGTTAGAGTATGATTATCAGTTATGGATCGATAGTGATATCGTTTTCGGTATTGAACAGTTCTACCGTCTAGTTTTAATGGATAAGGATATTGCTTCTGGATGGTATGTAACCGAAGATGGTAATACATCATCAGTAGCACATTGGTTAGAAGAAGGTGATTTCAAAGAGAATGGTGGTGTGATGAACCATGAGATGTTAGATGGCATTACAAAACGTCGCAAACCATTCACAGTTGATTATGCTGGATTTGGTTGGTTGCTTATCAAGAAAGGAGTCTTTGAAAATAAAGAGATGACTTATCCTTGGTTCGCTCCTCAAATGCAGGTATTTGATTCAGGTGAAGTTCAAGATATGTGTGGTGAGGATGTTTCTTTCTGTTTAGATGCAATAAAAGCAGGTTATGAAATATGGTGTGACCCTAAAGCAAGGGTAGGACATGAAAAGATGAGGATCCTCTAAAGGGATCCTTTTTTTATACATAGTCAAAAATGACTATCTCAACGATGCACGAGTTGTATAATATCTACGTTGAGGGAGTAATCATACGAGAAGGAATAGATGAAGACGAGATGTTGGACGTTACCCAAGATCTAGCAGACGAATTTTATTCATGTGGTTACCCCCATCCAGACATAGTAGAGGTTAAGTACCTTGGTCATGAAGATGACTATTAAATTCCGCAATAAATAATAAATATACCAAGATTCTGGAAACTGGTGCCAGCACAAACATTCTCAAGGGGATTTAAGGATATTTCATTATCCTTCAAGAGACATCCCGTTACTAATGATATACTTGTCTTGAAAAATGAGGACGCTATCAAACGTGCTGTGCAAAATTTAGTACGCATACAAGTAGGTGAAATATTCTTTAATAGGTTGATCGGTACTAGGATTGAGGGTTCTTTATTTGAACTTTCAACCTCGGATTTTATTGATCCTATAAGGACAGAGATAGAACTAACTATCACTAACCATGAACCCAGAGTCAGATTGACAGGAATAGGTGTTCAGGCAACTCCTGATGATAATGCTTTAGATATAAGCATAGAATACGATATTGTTGGTTTATCGTCACCAACACAAACCGTCAACTTTATACTCGAACCAACAAGATTATAATGGCACTTCAACAGTTTACAAACCTAAATTTTGAGGATATAAAAAGTTCCATCAAGGATTATGTCAGAGAGAACTCTAAGTTCACTGATATGGACTTTGAGGGATCAAACCTTTCTATACTAATCAATCTATTAGCATATAACTCATACAGTACAGCCTATAACACCAATATGGTTGTCAATGAGACATTTATTGATAGTGCGACTTTGAGAGAGAATGTAGTATCATTAGCAAGAAATATAGGATATGTCCCTAGATCAAGAAGAGCAGCAGTAACGGACGTAAGTTATAACATATCAGATCTACCATCAGCAGCTACTACTCTCAAGTTTGAACCTGGCATTATCGGCAATGGTAATGTTGATAGTGTAAATTATGTCTTTTCTATACCCGAACAAGTTACTGGAACTGCACTGAATGGTGAAGCTGAAGGTATCATCAAGGTATATCAAGGACAATATCTGTCCAATGCATTTGTTATCGATGACTCGCAACCGAATCAGAGGTTCATTTTACCTAACGATGGTATTGATACCTCAACTATACGTGTAAACGTAAGGGAAAATTCATCAAGTACCACAATTGAAGAATATTCATTAGTTGATAATATTCTCGGAATTACCTCAACCTCTAAGATTTACTTGATTCAAGAAACAAGTGATGAGAAGTATGAGGTATTATTTGGCGATGGTATATTTGGAAATAAATTATCTAACGGTAATGTAATTGATGTTTCATACATCAAGACCAATGGTAAGGATGGTAACGGGGTATCTCGTCTAACATTTACTGGTACTTTGTTAGATCAGGATGATGCATTAGTAACTGATTTCAGTGCTACTATAATTCCTAGTTATCCATCTGAAAATGGGGATGATATAGAGAATTTGCAGAGTGTTAGGTACTATGCTCCTAGGTTATACTCAACACAACATAGGGCAGTTACTGCAAGTGATTATGAAGCAATTGTACCTTCTGTATATCCAAATATAGAATCTATAAGTGCTTTTGGTGGTGAGGAACTTACTCCTCCTAAGTATGGTCAGGTTTACATTGCTGCTAAACCAAAGAACGGATCATTCTTATCTGAATTCACTAAGAAGCAGATACTTAGTTCTCTAAAGAACTATTCTGTAGCAGGTATTCTACCTACTATGATTGATTTGAAGTTCTTACATGTTGAAGTTGATAGTTGGGTTTACTACAATGCAAACTTTGTAGGAGATCCAGAGAATATGAAGACAGATGTTGTTAGTTCATTAACAGCATTTGCATCTGGTCCAGAATTGAATAAGTTCGGTGGCAGATTCAAATACAGTAAGGTTCTATCACTTATTGACAATGTAAGTACTACAATTACTTCAAATATTACTACGGTAAGAATTAGAAGAGATTTACC